TCTTCGAGTTCGCCTTGCCCATCACCAGGTCGACCGCAGACGTGCCGCCGGTCAGGTGCTCGATCATGCCGTTGAAGTCGTTCAGCGCGGCGATCGCGCCAAGGGCCTTGTTCGTCAGGGAGCCGAGCCCGTCGACCAGGTCGGCGAGTCCGTCCGGGTTCTTCTTCACCGACTCGGCGAGCTTGATGAGGCCGCTCGACACGTTGCCGATGGCACCCTGGACGGCCGGGCCGAGCGACGCCAGCACGGCATCGAACGCCTCGGCCAGCGGGCGCACGACCGGCTGCAGGGACTCGAAGCCCTTCGACACCTGGTCGACGAACTTCGTGACCGCCGGGGCCATCTCCTTGAACACGGCCTCGAGTGACGGCTTGAACTTCTCGAACGTGCGCTGAGCGAACCCGGCGATCGATACCAGGGTCGACTCGAACGGCTTGGAGAGCAGCTGCATGTCCGCCGCCATGCCGGACAGCGTCTTCTTCCAGGTGTCCTGGACAACCTTCGACTTCGCGGCGAACGCGATTCCGAGGCCGGCGAGCCCGGCACCGAAGGCGAGCACCAGACCCGACGCGGCGATTGCGCCCGCAGCAGGGGCAGCGATCGCGACCGCGCCGACGAGTGCCGCGAGGATCGCAGGACCGATGACCGGGGTCTTGATAGCGCCCTTCAAGCCGTCGCTGAAAATCCCCCCGCCCTCCTCGCCGACCTTGCCCAGCGTGCTCGGGGAGAACCACTTCTTCAGCGACTGGTTGAAGTTCTTCCCGGAGTCGTCGCCCGACTTCTTGAACTTCTTGTCGACCGACTTGTTGAACCGGTCGACCTCCCGCTCGCCGTTCCTGGCCGCGTCCTGGAGTCCCTTCGCGTCACCGTCGAACTTGACCTTGACGGTGCGCTGGACGCTAGCCACGGCTCCCCCAGTCGTTCAGGATCCGGTCCGCGGCGTCGGTCCACTCCTTCACCAGACGGGCCTCGTTGTGCTCGACCGTGGTGAAGAACCAGTAGTCCTCCGAGCCGGCGCCGCCGTTGTGCTTGCGGAACTGGTGGAGGTACGTCGCGCCGAAGTTGGAGCCGTAGACAAGCTTGAACGCGGGCACCCTGGCCCGGCCCACCCTGCGGGTACCGCCAGCCTCGATGGACGGCACCCGGTCGCGGCGCGACTTGATCGTCGGCACCATCAGCGCGGACTGCTTGTCCGACCCTGCGGCGGCCGCGCGGATCTTGTCGCGGAGGTCCTCGGAGATCGTCTGGTTGGCGTCGCGCAGCTCCTTCGACGCCTCCTTCGGGAGACGCCGGAACGCGGCCAGAGTCTGACGTGCCCCGTCGATCTTCAGACGGACTGTAATTCCCATCCTGAAGGCGCCTCCCCTCCCGTGTCGGTGTTGCCTTCGTCAAGCAGTGCCAGCGCGGTTACGACCGCGCGCTCGCCCTCTTCCGCCCAGACGGACGGGGCGATACCGGTACGGATGGCGAGTCGGATGAGGGTTCGGCTGAGGCTGCCGACTGGGTAGGGTCCGGCTCCTCGTCGGCCTCCTCGTCGGCGCCCTCGACCTCGCAGGTCGCCTCGAACTCCTGGAAGTTCCCGGTGAACAGGCCCTGCCGCCACGAGGCGATGTGCGCGACCTTGAACAGGTCGACCAGGTTCGGGGACTGGACGAGGTCGACGAAGGACTTGTTGCCCTTGGTCGTCTTCTCCCACACGAGGACGTCGCGCGAGGTCGCGGTGACCTCGTACGACTCCCCGCCGTCCGGGGTGACCTTCAGCGTGATCATCAGGCGACTGCCGAGAACACAGGAGCGCCGACGACCGGCAGGTCAACGGAGAACGTGGTGAACGATCCCTGCTCGCCGCCGAACGGCACCGCCTTGGCGACCACGGTCACGGTTGCCTTGGTGTTGCCGGTCCCGTTGCGCGGGGTGAACACGATGTCGAGCGGGTCGCCGGCCATGTCGGTCAGCATCCGGGCGAGGCCCTGCGCGGCGGTGTAGTCCTGGATGCCGTTGATCGAGCAGGTCCAGACCGCGGAGTCGACGTCCTGGACGATGCCGTCCGGCACCATCGTCTTGATGGTCTGGGTGGCCTGCTCGGGCGTCAGGACAACGGAGGTCGCCTGGTTGGCGTAGTCGGTGGCCTCGATGGTCAGGGTGGCGTCACGGAGTACGTACGCGCCAAGGGGTGCAGTCATCATTCGCTCCTAGCGATGATCTCGGCGCCGTACAGGTCGCCTGCTTCGGTGGGGATGAGTAGCGGTCGAGCAAGGTCGACGTACACGACCTCTTGCAGCGCCTGAGTGACGGCGGGGATCAGCGCGTCGAGCTGGTCCGTAGCCGTACCGACGTCCTTGCCGAGGGCGACGGCGATCCGCCAGGTCGTCTGGAACGAGGCGCCGGGTCCGCGGTCGAGTTGGTCGACCAGCGGCCACGCATCCCCGGGCTTGGTGACCTTCGGCCTTGCGGGATAGCCGGTGATCCCGGCCACCAGGGACAGCGCGTCGGCGATGGTCTGGCGAGTGGTGATCATCCGACCGTGATCCTTCGGTGCGGGCCCTCGAGCCGGCGGACCTCCGGGTCACGCCCCGGCGGGATCAGCGACCCCACCTCGGCGTCACCCTGGAGGACCGCGAGAGGGATGCCGCGCAGCGCCAGGTTGCGCGCCACGCGCCGACAGAGAGCCTCGACGAGGTCAGCTGGCCAGGCAGCATCGTCGGCCGGTACGCGGCAACGTGCAGCCTGGGCAGCCTTCTCGGCAGCCAGGGCCAGACCGAGCTCCTCGGTGGTGTACGAGGTGTCCCCCAGGTACGTCTCAACGTCACCGGTGGTCGGTGCGGTCATGGCTGCCTCCTCTCACTTCTTGCTGGCGGGCTTGGACTGCGGAGCCTTGACCGGCTTGTCCGGGTCGACCGCGTCGTACTCGGTCTCTTCGGTGCCGAAGGCAACGTGGCGGCCTTCGTGCCGGACGACGTACTCCGGGCCGGAAGTGACGACCCCGCCGTCAGGAAGGCGGACGTAGCCGACCTTCCCGAGGGCGATGGTGTCGCCGATCTTGACCTGCTTCGCCATGGGTCAGTGCTCCGATCAGGACAGGGTGTAGGTGATCTTGCGGAGGCCGGTCACGTCGTAGACGACACCGGCGAAGTACGCGAAGACCGCCATGTCCCACCCGGCGACCGTCTCGGACAGCCTGTCCAGGCGGGTCAGGCCGGAGTTCCAGACGTGCACCGCGTTCGGGTCCGCGACGTACGACTTGTTGCCCACGGTGGTCGCACCGAGGCTCGCAGCCGGGGACAGGTTGTATCCCGCGATGTCGATGTACGAGAACTTGGCGCCCGTCGAACCGTCGCGGTTCTGCGGGTTGATGATCGGGTAGACCTTCTCGTCGTTGCCGGTGACGGCGAGCGCGAGCTTGGTGTAGAGGTCGACGTGGCCGAACGCCTTGGTGAAGCGGAAGCCGTCCGCGAGGAACTGCAGGCCGAGCAGACCCGCCTCGACTGCGGCACCGGCGACCAGGCCGGTCGCGCCGGCCGTGATCGTGCCACCGAGCTCGGTGACGGACGCGGCAGCGATCAGCGCGGCGGTCTTGGTCTCGAGCGCGATGCTGAACGACCGGTCGAACTCGGAGCGGATCAGCCCGGACACGACCGGGTTACCGCCCTGGTCCGCGACCTCGCGGGTGATGTGGACTCGGCCGCTGACCGCGGTCGGGGTGACCGTGGTACCGGCGGCGGTGACCAGGTCACGCGACTCCGGGTTCGTGTCCTCGACGTGGTCGGCGACACCGACGTCGGTGTTCGTCCGGTCCAGCTTCGACCAGAAGAACGGGGTGACGTTCGACAGCGACGACTTGTAGAACGTGTCGTACAGCGGCGACTTCGGGGTCGGAGCCTGACCGAGGAACATGTCCGGGCGGTACTGGCTCGGGTTGACCGCGGCGGTGTCGCCCGTGGTGGTCGGCTGGTCCGCGAAGTGCGGACGCATGCTCTCGGCGGTGAACGTCTGCAGGCGGGCCAGCGCGGCGCCGTCGCCGTCCTTACCGGCGGCGAGCAGGTCGGTCGCGAAGTCGAAACCGGACTGCGCACCGGTGTCACCGGCGAACCGGTAGATCGGCTCCTCGGTGACCTGGAACTGGGCGGTACCGGGGCCGACCGGGATCTTCACGTCTTCGAGCGCGGCGATCTTCTCGGTCAGCGTGGTGACCTGCGCCATGAGCGCGTCGCCATCGGTCTTGGAGAACGAGACAGGCCCGGTCTCCTTCGTCTCTTCGGGCATTTCGATCTCCTTGGTTTCTGCGGCGGACGCCGCAACGCTGGTGATGTGGGCGCCCGTGAATGCGGGCTTCCGGACGACCGCGGCGCCGGTGAGGATCGCGGCCTTGGCGTGCTGTACGCCGTCCTGGCCGGCCTCGAACTCGCCCTCGACCTCGGCCGAGAACGCCTTCAGGACCTTGCCGGCGGCAAGCGCGAGGACCCGGTCGCCCTCAGGGGTGCGAGCAACGTCGAACTTGACGTGGACGCCTTCGGAGTCGGTCGCCAGGACTGCGGCCGCACCGACCTGCATGTACAGCGACTTGCCGTCGTGGCCGTAGTTCAGGACCACGTCGGTCGGGTCGTCCGGCAGCATGACCGTGCCCTCGGCGAACGAGAACCGGGCAGACTTGCCGGTCGTCGGATCCATCGCCGGACGAGAGACCTCGCCGAACGGGAGCAGAACGCCCGTCAGGGTGCGCTTCTCCTGGTCGACGGCGAACTCCACCGCCTCGAAAGTGATGATGCTGTCAGCCATTACCGGCTACCTTCTGATCGGCCGGCAGGGCAGCCGGGGCGGCGTCGGGCGCGGGGAGACCGAGCGGCTCGAGGCCGCGCTTCTCTCGCGCCTCGTCCGGGACGAGCACGTGCGAGCGGATGAGGATCTCGTCGGACTGTGCGGCGGCCAGGTCGTCCAGCCGCAGGTAGGACGAGGTGTCGAACACGGTCTTGAAACCGCGCGGCGTCACGTCGTCCATCGACAGGCGCCCCTCGACTGCGGTCATGTACGGGCCGAGCACCGACTCCAGCCGCTGCCGTCGCCGGTCCTGCGAGTTGAAGTAGGTCCGGCTCGTGGTGCTGACGGACAGCTCCTCGGCGTCGATGCCGGTCAGCCGCGCGATCTCGGTGATCATGAACTCGCGGGCCTGCGCCATCTGCAACTGCTCGGGGTTGAACCCGTCGCGGTGGTACTGCAGCGCGGCCGGCACGTACGCGGTCTGGCGCAGCTGGCGCTTCAGGTACCAGTTGTCGAGGATCTCCTCGATGTCGGCGTCGTCCACCGGGTCGGCATCCTCGACCGGGGTGAACCAGTCGACCGGCGGCGCCCCGTCAACGGCACGCATCGCGATCCGCGACAAGGCGATGTACGCCCGGATCGCGGTCGACGCGGTGAGT